TGGCAACTCCATTGCCCTTATCCCTCGTGTGGGTGGTGCAACTGCCGCTCCGTCAACTGCTGGTGAAGCTAACCCGCTTTCGCTTATTGCCCGTATGGGACGTAAGCTAGACCAGCAAAACGTAGACACTACAGGTCGTTGGCTTGTAGTTGACCCTGTTTTTGCAGAACTTCTGAAAGACGAAGACTCTCGTCTGTTCAACGCCGACTTCGGTGGCTCTGGACTGCAGAACGGTCAGATGGCTGGAACCATTCATGGCTTCACCATTTACGTCTCCAACAACCTGCCGTCTGTTGGTTCTGGTCCAGCTACTGAAGCTACGTCGAACTCGACTAACTACGGCGTGATTGTTGCTGGTCACTCGTCTGCCGTTGCAACTGCAGAGCAGATTAACAAGACCGAAACCTACCGCGACCCTGACAGCTTTGCTGACATTGTACGTGGCATGCACCTGTATGGCCGCAAGATTCTTCGTCCTGAAGCACTTGTTAACGCCATCTACAACGTACGTTAAGGGGGATTGAGAAATGGCACTTGGTGATAACACACTGACTGTAGCACGGGGCAACTCGCAACGTGGTCGCAATCCTTACATGGTACAGGGTATTCTGGACTTTGCACAGGCCGCAACTGACAAGGAATCTGCCCTTGCCGCTGCCGACGTAATTCCGGTACTGACCATTCCGGCTAACACCGTCATCCTTGGCGCAGGTATGGAAGTTACTGAAGCACACGCTGGTACTTCCACTAACACTGCATTCGACCTTGGTATCGGTGGTGGTGCTAACTTTGTTGACGGGTTTGACTTCGACGGCGCATCCGTAGGCGACTATGCTACTATGCAGACAACTGCACCTGTAGTAATTGGTGGCACTGCAGACAACCTCGACGTTACCCTGCAAGCAATGACCGGCACAACAACTGCTGGTAAGGTACGTGTCTTCGCTATCCTGATGGATTGTGACGACCTTGGTGACATGGCTGCTGCTGAAGTGGCTCGTGACAACGCCTAACTAATATGGGGGGGCGGCATAAGTCGCCCTCCTAACTTATCTAATTTCTAACAGGAGAAAGAAATGGCTATTACCACTGCAATGTGTAACAGCTTTAAGACGGAACTTCTTGGTGGTCTACATGATCTTGACACAGACTCAATCAAATTGGCGCTGATCAAAGCATCTCCGTCTGGCACATACAATGCCAGCACCACTAACTATTCTGACGTAACGACTAACTCTGATGAGGCATCTGGTACTGGATATACTGCAGGTGGTCAGGTACTTGATGGTGCTACCATTTCGTTGAGTGGTTCTACAGCTATTCTGACCTTTACCGACGAAATATTCAGTGATGTTACGGTATCGACTGACGGTTGTATCATCTACAACACAGCAAACAGTAACTCAGCAATCGCTGTCATTGATTTTGGTGGTACTGTATCTGCTACTGCCGGTGACCTTACCATTGAGTTTCCTACTGCTGACGCATCTAACGCTATTGTCCGTATCGCTTAAAGGATAACAGGCGATGGCTGCTACCCTAAACCAAGCCAATTATGGTACTGGTGTATACGGTACAGCTAAGTACGGGCAATATATCGTAAAACCTAGCGGTGTAGCTGGCCTTAGTAATCTTGACGCACGTCCTTCCAATGACATGCGTTTTGTCGCATTCAGCGACCAGATTGTACGGGCTGTATACGCTGGAACAAAAGTATACGTAGATGGTAGTTTACATGCTACCCTTACGAATGTCGGAGATACGACCACTGTATCTATCGGCAACCAAAGTGGAAACACTAGACCAAGTAAGATAATTACCACTGATTTTCCTGTTAGCATAGCAGGTAATGGTAATTCTCTGGCAGCAGCACCGTTTTCGTGGTCGGGTACAAGATTTAGTTTCAGAGATACTAGAACTAACAACTCTGAAATTATTGTACAAGCAGTACGAACTGAAACAACAGTACGCATATACAAAGGCACTGATACTAGCCCTGTATATACACTCACTGCCAAGACAGATGAAGCTGCTGTAGCTGATGACATCTTCGGTACCTATGGCTCTCAAGTCTGGTCAATTGAAGCCGATGACTTAATTGTTGTTGGCGTCGGTGCAGGTGCTGGGTCTAGTGATAGCTTTAATGTTGACACTGACATACTGTTCCCAGAATCGACGGAATTGTTTGGTCATGGTGGCACACTAACTAGTACCGACGCAAGAACGAATAGTACCGGCTTTACAGTAACTACATTTCGTTCTGAACTAGGTACAACTGAAACTGACACTCTTAGAACAACAAATATATTTCCTTCTGTCAGTGGACGAAGCACACAGTACTCACTAGGAAACTATACACGCAGCACTGCGTCCACGCCGTTTTCACTATTCACTATTGCGGATGCTGATGGTGGCGAAACCACCATAGCTGTGGGACCAGAAGCACTCTGTACTGAGTGGACATTACCAGACGAAGCAGAGTTCTTGGCTATCGTCGCACCAGAAGCCGCTGACGGTGCTGGGCTACGAATATACAATTCAAGTGGTACTCTACAAAGTAGCCACTCATTCAGTCAGACATCTGGCGCAGTATCTGGTACACCTTGTGCATTGTACCTCGTATCATCTACAGCGGGTACAGACGGCGTAGACGGTACGTACTTTGACAATCCTCTTAGCCACACTCTTCCTGCTGGCACACGGATTGTTTCAGACTATCCTGCTTTCATTGTTTGGGAAGACGAAAACCCAGATGAAGATGAAAGTGTACTGTATGGTCACGGTTCTTTTGCGGACCCGATTGCAGGCAGTGCGGTAAACCTTGTTGCTAAACCCGCTGGTGTAGGTGCCACAAGTGCAGTTGGCACTCTGACTGTAAGCAACGACAGCAAGATTGTTCCAACTGGTGTCGCAGCCACAGGCGCAGTCCAGACTGTAGCGGTCACTGGCTTTGAGATTGATGTCTCTGAAGTCCTTGAGAGTGTATCAGCTACAGGTGCAGTCGGCACCGTTACAATTAGTAATACAGCCACGCTTAGTGGTGTAAGTGCTACAGCTTCGGTCGGCACTGTTGAGGCAAAGCCAACAGAGGCAATTACTGGCGTATCAGCCACTGGCTCTGTAGGCACCGTAGCTATTGGCAATAGCGTCACCCTTAGTGGCGTAAGTGCAACAGGTGCAGTAGGCACACTTGAAGAGAAGCCTACAGAAGCACTGACCGGTGTGTCGGCCACAGGTTCTGTCGGCACGGTTGCTATCTCAAACACTGTCGGTCTGACAGGCGTAAGTGCTACAGTCTCTATCGGTACAGCCCAAGAGAATGTAACAGAGAAGCTGACCGGTGTAGCTGGTACCACGGCACTTGGCAATATCAGCATTGATGCCGCCGCTACGGCAACAGGTGTAAGTGCTACAGCATCACTGGGTAGTATTGAAGTACAAGTAACAGAAATTGTTACTGGTGTATCTGCTACCGGCGCAGTTGGTACGCTAACTCTTACTAACGACAGTAAGATTGTACCGACAGGTGTAGCAGCTACAGGTGCAGTTCAAGCCCCAAGTGTTGGCGGTCTTGAGATTGATATCACCGAAGTTATCGCCACAGGCGTTGAGGCTACAGGTGCTGTCAACGGTGTGGCACAGGTCAATACTGGTGCTGGACTTACTGGTGTAGAAGCTACTGGCGCAGTCAACGGCTCACTGACCTTTAGCAATACTGTGACGCCTACTGCAGTCGTTGCGACAGGCGCAGCCGGTACAGCACAGCCTAACCTGCAGATTACTGCAACTGGCGTAACTGCTACTGTCGCCACATCTGAGGGACGGCAGAATGTAACTGAGACACCGACAGGTGTAGCGGGTACAGGTGCAGCAGGAAGCGTTGACCTCAATGTGGGTGCTGGACTTACTGGAGTAGAAGCAGTTGGCACCGTAGCTTCTGTTGGTGTGGGTGCCACTGAAGAACTTGATGGCACAGCCGATGATAGCACATCTGCTACTGTTTCTATTGGCACTATAGCTGTCAATGTTACTGACTTCTTAACTGGTACGGTTGGCACGTCTGCACTTGGCACAATCACTACCACCGCTGTAGTATTTGACTTTGAAGCAATTAGAGACCAGTACGGCAGAAAGCGTGTCGTATATGTTGAGAAATTTACAGACAGTTCCAAAGAACGTAGGGTCTATGTACCGCACGAGGAAAGAACTGTTGTAGTTGGTAAGGCTGCTTCGCCAGAAAGAACAGTTCGCATACCACAAGAAAGTAGAACAGTTTATATTGACAGGTTCTCTACAGTGGCAGAACGCAGAGCAAAGGCAGCATAGGAGATTTAAATGTCATTTAGGTGGCCCGTAAAAGACCCGGATGAGACACTAGACTATAGTGTTGATTGGTCTCGTTTCTTGGGCAGTGCTACAATTAGTTCTGTAGTTTGGTCTGTGCAAACGCCAGAGATTGGCAAGACAACGCTGGCAGCAGGACAAACACTTACCACAGCTTCTAGTAGTGCAGTAACAGACAGCATTCAGAACGTATCTCAAACAATAAACACTCCGACTAGCACTGTTGCTACAATTAACATTGGCGGGGGAGTTTTAAATAGAGAGTACACATTTACATGTGCAATGACAGACAGTAATGCTAGAGTCGCAGAACGAACTATTAAACTAGTGATAAGAGAGAAATAATGGCTTACGATTTCCTTGGACTTGTAAATGAAGTAAATAAGCGAGTTAACGAGGTCGAACTTACAACTTCCAACTTCGCTACTGTAAAGGGCTTTTATGCTCATGCTAAAGATGCCGTCAATGCTTCTATACGGGACATCAATCAGCACGAGTTTAATTGGCCCTTTAATCATGTGGAGCAAGAGGATACTCTGTCGGCTGATGTTTCTCGCTACCCGTTCCCGCATGACACGAAGCTGATTAACTTTGAGACGTTTCGTATTAAGAAGAATAGTACGCTTGGCAACGCTACGACACGCTTGAGTGTCATGGCGTATGAAGAGTATCTGGACAACTACGTTGAGCAAGAATACGACAGCACAACACGACAGGGTGTTCCTCACTTTGTTATTCATGGTCCAGCCCTTGAGTATATTCTTACACCGGAACCGGATAAGGCATACACTGTAGTCTACGAATACTACCGTGTGCCTGTGGACCTAGACCTGCATGATGATGTGCCGTCTATCCCAGAACGCTTTAAGCACGTGATTGTAGACGGTGCCATGCACTATGCCTATCTGTTCCGTGGCAATACACAAGACGCACTTGTAGCAAAAGAAAAGTTTGAAGAGGGTATCAAGAATATGCGTACCACTCTGATTAACCGCACATACTATGTACGTTCTGGCATGATTGCGCAGAACACTGGTGGCAGCATTAGTTCAACGAGGATTGCTACTTAATGGCTGACAATTGGCGTACCTACTCAGTTCTGTTTCAGGGCGGGCTGATTACTAACCTTGCTCCGTATCAACAGGGACAACAGGCACCCGGCTCCGCACGTATCTTGCGTAACTTTGAGCCGTCAGTGTTTGGTGGGTATCGTCGTGTAGAAGGCTACAGCAAGTTTGATACTGC